CGACAACAACTAGTTCTAGCACCACAACCAGTACCACAACTAGTACCAGTACTACTACGAGTACTACAACTACATCCAGTAGTACCTCGACGTCTACCACTACCACGTCGTCATCTACTACGACAAGCACCACGACCTCTACGTCTACATCTACTAGTACGTCAACATCGACGAGTACAACTACGACATCCACTTCTACTTCTACAAGTACGACTACGACGTCCTCTTCAACGACAACGAGCACTAGCACAACCACCAGTACGAGTACATCGACTAGCACCACGACTACGTCCAGTAGTACATCGACCAGTACGACTACCACCAGTTCTTCTACTACTACGTCGACCAGTACTTCTACATCAACTAGTACATCGAGCTCAACTAGTACTACCACAACTAGTAGTTCTACCAGTACATCAACAACAACTACATCCAGTTCTACTAGTACGTCAACTACTACTACATTAACCTCGACTTCTACAACTACCTCTACATCTACATCGACTACGACAACGAGTACATCTACTAGTACGACTACATCTACGACAACCAGTACAACCACTACGTCTACGAGTACTTCAACCACCACCAGTACAAGTACTTCAACAACTACAACTTCCACTTCTACAACTACTACTGTGCCGCCAACAACAACTTCAACCTCTACTACTACGTCATCGTCTACTACAACCTCGACTTCTACGTCGACAACCACTAGCAGCTCGACCTCAACTACTACGACAGTTCCTTACCCAATAGATGTAGAGAGAGGTGATTTAGTTATCGATACCAGATGGGATGACTTTGAGATTAATATATCTCCTGGATAAGGTATAATTTAGATAATGGTAGATAAAATATTTTTTGAGAAGTATCAACGACTACTTGTTTGGTTATTTAATACGAGAGTCGGTAAGTGGTTCTTTAAGATTGAACCTAAAGGTGAGATCGTTGCTGTCTTCCCCAACGCTATTCGTTGGCTAAATCCAGATGGTTCTTACTCCACCGAATTTAGGACTAATAATAGGTATGCTTATCGATTAAATACTTTACTCAGATACTTTCCCTTCCTTTTATGGGAACCTGAATATAGCTGGCGTCCCCAACTACAATTTGGTTTAATTGTGTCCACTTTCTACCCTAATCCCGACGTTGAAACTACTTCTGTTGATGGATTAGTTGAGGCCAACTATGTAAACGGAAGTGGTAAGAGCTGGGCTAATCTTATAGCTGATGCTGGAACTGCTGGTTATCCTTCTTTAGTAGGAGATGAAGTAGGTGATAGTGCAATGGGTTTCACCACTGACTCTATTACCACGGATTTTTTCCGAAATTTAAGAAGATCAATTTATCTTTTTGATACTGCTTCAATACCTGATGGGGATACGATAGATTCCGCTACTCTTTCGTTATGGGGACGAGCTAAGACAGATGGGCTAGTCGCTACTCCAGATATAAATATTTACTCTTCCGCACCTGCTTCAGATACAGACTTAGTGGCGGGAGATTTTGATTCTCTTGGATCAACTGCTTTTGCAACTGCAATTACTTACGCTAACTGGATTGGAGATAATTCTGCATATAATGTATTTACTCTTAATGCTAGTGGTCTGGCAGCTATTTCCAAAACTACTACACCCACTAAGTTTGGGGCCAGAAATGCCAACTATGATGTTTCAGGAACTATCCCACCTTGGTCTAATGTGGAGAATACAAGAAGTACCTTGGGTACTTGGTTTGCTGATAAAGCAGATACAACTAATGACCCTAAGTTAGAAGTTACGCACACTACTCCGACAACCACATCAACTACAACTACCACTTCAACATCAACTACTACAACCAGTACTAGTACCACAACCTCCACTTCTTCGTCTACTTCTACGTCAACAAGTACCAGTACTACAACAACTTCTACATCTACAAGTACCACAACCTCCACTTCTTCTAGTACTACCACATCTTTAAGCACAACTACCTCAACAAGTACAAGTACGTCCACGACAACAAGTACTACCACTAGCAGTAGTACCTCGACCACTACTACTTTTAACTACCCAATTGAAGTAGAGAAAGGTTATGACTTCGATGTGGATATAGAAAGGCCAGGCAATCTTGAAATTGAAAGTAAATTAGGTTAGAATTTACATATGAGGAAAATAATTATCTCCAACTCAGTTCTTACAGACGACTCCTACAAAACAGGATTATCTTCCGCATACTCATCCGGTACTACATTAACAGTTTATTCCAATGTTTCTTTTGCAGCTAACGACTTAGCCGTGATCGGCGAATTAGGAGAAGAAACAACCGAGCTTAAAAAGGTCGATTCAATATCAGGAGCAGCAACTATTACCCTAGCATCAGCATTAAATTTTTCTCACAGTAAAGATACTCCTGTTTATCGAGTTGCCTGGGATCAAGTAGAAATAGACAGAAACCAAACTTTAATAAGCACCAGCGCTATCCAATGGGATCACAAAGACACCATCTATTATGACAGTCCTGGTACTGCTACTGATAGTTATCGCTTTAGATTTTATAACAGTGTACTGGCTACTTACTCAGAGTATTCTCCCACAATTACAGGAGCTGGTTACCCCCGCAATTCTCTGGGTTATTTGATTAGAGAAGTCAGAAAGGTAATCAGGGATAAAGAAAGAAAACTGGTTACTGACGATGAGATCATCAGGTTCATTAACGCTGCTCAGGATATTATATCGGGAGTAAGAAGTGATTGGTGGTTTCTTAGGAATGAAAATTCTTCGACCACGACTACAGCTGGTACTAGTAAATATGCCCTGCCTTCAGGGATAGACAACCTCGGCGTAACCGACACTATTCGATATAACTATAACGATGGTACAACCAATGAAATCTACCAGCTAAAGTATATACCCTTGCTAGAGTATGATTATGTTTCCAGAGATAACCGCAATGATGACACAATAAGGGACGACTGGGTACAGTATTATACCTTACTACCAGCCGATTCTTCTTCAGCCTCAGGCTATTACAATGTCTGGCCGATACCAAAGACTACAGGTAGAGGTACTTTCTACGTTAGATACTTTGAGGAAATGACTGACCTTGACGATGTAGCCGATACCACCCAAGTACCACTTCCCCAGATAATCGAAGACTACGCCATCGCCATGTGCTACAAGATTCTGAATAGAGAAGACATTGCTAAAGTCTATGAGGATAGATTCTGGGGTCCAGCTGGAGAAATAAAAGGCAGACGTGGGTTGACAGGACTAGCTCTACTAGAACAACTTAACTACAACCAGAAAAGACCAAAAGGACAGCCTCGTAGTTTGGTTGATTTCACTGGTCGAGAACCACTAAGGAGGCTATTTGGTAACGTAAGAATAGATCGTGATCGTTTACATGAGGACTATTTCTAAACTATGGCTGAAGAAATTAAATACGAAATTGATGACTTTTCGGGGGGTCTGAACAGAAAAGTCTCTACGTTTCAACAAAAGAAGAACGAAGTCTATAGCGCTCTTAATGCTACCTTCAACACAATAATTGGTGGGGTAAGTAAGAGATTAGGTATACGTAAGAAGGGTAGTGATATTGCAGCCACTACTTCAACTAGTACCACTACATCCACTACCACAACGTCCACTTCTAGTTCTACTTCCTCTAGTAGCTCTACCACAACTTCGACTAGTACAACAACGACAAGTACAACTACTACTTCAACCTCTACAACCACAACTTCGAGTTCTACTACAACTACCTCTACCTCTACATCTACTACTACGTCTACATCGACTTCTTCGAGTACAAGTACGAGTACGACAACAACATTCGTAACTTCAATTCAAGTAGGAACAGTTACGACAGAGGCTTTCAATGATGTTGACAAGACTATTTCTCATGACGGTGGGTCTGGTACAAATAGACTTTTAGTTGTTTGTGTTCATTTTGGTGCTAGTACTACAAACGAGGTTACTTCTATTACCTATGCTGGAACCAACTTAACTAAAGCAGTGGCGAAGGCAGCTACAAACCCACCTCGTAACGTTAAAAGTGAGATCTGGTATTTAGTGGCCCCATCTACGGGAACCAACGATGTAGTAATTGCAATTTCAGGATCAACTAATGCTAAAGGAGCAACAATTATAAACCTAACTGGAGTTCACCAAACCTCACCTTTGGATGCTACTTCCGCTGGTGCTGAAGGATCTAGTACTACTCCCTCTACAGATATTACCACAGTAAATGTTCAATCTATGATTATTGATTGTGCTGAGTGCGAGGATAATGCTGTTACTGGAACAGCGGGATCCGGACAAACGGAAAGAAGCGACTTTGGTCTAGGTACTGGAGGTGCTGTTCAAGGAAGAGGTTATACTAGTACAGAAGAAGCTCAATCTGTTGGTGCAATTACTATGAACTGGACACTTTCTTCTACTCAGGATTGGGTTACAGCAGCGGCTGCATTCCGCAATGTTAATGTATAATTAAATTATGCCAATTATTCAGGGGCTTATAGGATTTAATGCCAGTTCTGTTACCGATAACAAACTCTTTGCAGTTCATGATCGGGATATCGTTGATATTCTAACCTCCACAGTTCAAAATCAGCCTCTAAAAAATACTCTAAATAAAGCAGAGTTTGCAGTTTTTTTAGATAAAGTTTGGTTCGTTAATGGTACTGATGACTCTCGTTATTATACGGCTGGTGGAAGCTGGACTAAGACAGGAGCAGCGGCTCGTTACCCTGTTGCTAAATATATCCAGCAGTTTAAGACTAGATTATTTCTTGGTAACATAACTATATTAGGTACAAACTATCCTTCTCGTGTCTGGTATTCTGATCTTCCTAAAAACAATACAATTACCTGGGGATTTGAGGCTCAAAACAATCTTCAGCAAGCAGCTGGTTCTGCCGTAGTTAAAAGTCCAGGTGCTAAATTTATTACTTACAATATAAAGGAGGGTGATCCTTTCATAATACTGACAGGGCCAAATGCTGGAGAATATAAAGTTTCTACAATAGATAGTGAGACTCAAATTACCTTAACCACTAGCTTAACTTATTCAGACCCAGCCGATAATTACATTGCTGGTGGTAATTTCTTCGACGTAGCTACCGATGATAATGACGCAGTCACTGGCTTTGGGGAAAACTCTGATCGCCTTTTAGTCTTTAAACAGGAGTCACTTTGGCGGTATGATGGAATTTCTCTGAAACAAGTTAAAGGAGTTCCTGGTACGAGCTCTCAGCGTAGTGTAGTAAACGTAAGAGATTTTACTTTTTACTTCCATTCATCCGGTGTTTATTTAAATGACGGCACAAGTAGTTATTTAATCTCAAGACAAGTTCAAGAATATATTGAGGGTATTGCCTCTGGTAGTTATTCTTCGGTAGTGGGCTGGAAAATAGAACAGGATATTTATCGTTTATTTATTAGAAATGTTGTTAATAGCGACGTCGATATAGATATTGATCGTTGCTATTTGGAATATGATCTCACCACCAAAAGCTGGACAGTTGGATCGTATTCGGAAATGGTATCCGCTGCTTCGACTGTATTTGAAGCAACCAAGACAGTAAAAAATACTTATCTAGGAACAGAAGGTACGGTTTCTTCTGATGCAGGCCAAGTGTTTCAAGATAACACAGGTAATAATGATGGTAGTTCTACAACGCCAATCGATTGGAACTGCGAGACTATTTGGCATTTTCCTTTTGGTACCAATATATATGGGGATTTTACTAGGGTAGATATTCACACTAAAAGAGGAAGGGGTATAACTGTACTCTATAAGTTATATAATGACATACCGTCGAAAGATTGGATAGCACTAGGCGATATTAAGAACACGATTACATCCTTTGATTTCCAGCCAAATAAACCAGCCAGTGGTCGGGGAATTAAATTTCTTTTCAATGAATCAAGCACTAATAAACCACCAGTTATTGAAAAGGTGGTCGTGTATGGCATACCTAAAACAGATAGAACTGTAGTATAATTTATGTATGGCATTTGACGAGATTGGTTTTGATGAAAAACTCGAAAGAAAACAAGAAAAGAAACCATTTGAATTGTCAAGTTTAGACTTTGATACTTTGATAGAAGACATTGATGCGGCTAAGATTAGTAAGGGTAAATCGGTGGGTGATAGGTTAGACGTAGATTATGATAATGGCAAGTTAGTTTTCTATAAGAACAAAACTAAGAGAATAGAAATTGGAGAATTTAATGATGGTAAGTTCGGGATTAGAGTTTATAATGTATCTGGATCTACAGTAGTAGATCAATCGGCATAATATGGCTGTATTTGAGATTACTAATAGTATAGGTGGTACTCACCAATATAGAACAAACTCACCTAATTGGAGGGAGGAATATAAAAACTTATATCGTGCTGATATTATTTCCGAGCGGGTATTAGGCGCTGATGAAGTACCACCTGGATTAGTGTATGAGGTTGGTCCAGACCCATCCTTACCTAAAGCTACCTTTCCTGAGTCTCCTGTTACCCCACCGCCAACACCACTAACTGCTGAGCCACCTAGAAGTGTGGATCAGATAATCCAGGATGCTGCGGAGAGGGCCATTGAACAATTCAAAGCAAGAGCTGGGGAATTCGATACTCGTAATCCTTTTGCTTTCGATGAGGTTTTAGCTCGTCAAGCGGCAGAGCAACAGAATGAACCATTCTACCAACAACAGTTATCTGACTTCCTCCAAGGAATAGAAACTCAAAGACGTAGAAGTACTGAAGATGAGCAGGCCGTGTTATCAGAATTGCGGGCTGACACTCAAAGCTATCGAGGCAGAGTTAAACAAGAAATAGACAGAGCTTTGAACGCTTCACGAGAAGGTTTTGCTGACGCCAATCTATTCTTTTCGGGTAGACGTATAAGAGAAGAGGGTATGATCGAACGGGAAGGCACCTCTAATTTATCTGAATTCCTCAGAACCCAGGGTGTGAAAGAACAACAGACTGGACTTGCTGGAGGTAGAATAAGGGAAGAATTATTAACTAAGCAGACTTTAGGCCAAAGGGATATTGGTCGTGCTCGACAGTTTGATGTTGAACAGGATATACTAGAAGCAAAGCAAAGAGCGGCCGTTAAGCGTGAGTTTGAAAGAGGCCAGTTCTTAGGTCCAGCACCAGGAGAACCAATAGGAGAATTCGAAACTAGACAGTTTGAGAGTTTATATAGAGGACTTTAACTATGCCAGAAGAAGATTTCACACCAGTAACAGAGGCAAGAACAAGAGCCGAAGGACTCGAGCAGCAAGCTGGGGAGTTAGCTACTCGTGGTACAACTCTTCCTGATCTTGTGGGCTCGGCACTTAGGCAGAAGTTTGGTGAGGAAAACCCTCTCATTCAACAGCGTGGTACTGCTTTGCAAGACTATCTCACCGCCTCTGAGAGAGCCCAGACAGGGCTGCTACCCCAGAACGCACCTGGTGGTACTGTCTTTGCACCTACTGAACGAAGAGAATTAGTAAGCAAAGAACAAGCAGCCGCTGTCACCCCTCTAGTAAATCTAAATACCATAATTGGTCAAGCCTATGGCGGAATACAGAATATAACTGACACTGCTACCCGTGCCTATCAAGCTCAAGTACAGGCTGCTCAGGGTGCGGCTGGTCAGGCCAGACAAGGCTATCAAGATACTCTTAATGAATATATGCAAAGACAGCAATTAGGGTTACAAAAAGGTGAGTTAGAACAACGTGGTGAGATTGCAGCCGAAGAAAGAGGACTGCAAAGAGAGCAACTAGCTCAGCAAAGATTCCTAGAGTTGGAAGGCCTACGGCAGCGGGGTGAAATATCAGATCAAGAGTTTACTTTCAGAAGGGAAGAACTATCCCAGCAGAGGTTCTTAGCAATAGAAGAAATGTCCCAGCGTGGTGAGATATCATCTGAAGATTTAGCATTTAGACGAGAACAACTTGCTCAAGAACTTGGTATATCTACAGAAGAGATGGGCTTAAGAAGTAGATTAGCAGAATTACAAATGGGATTAGATAGAGAAAGACTAGCCCAGGATAAATTCTTGGCTCTTGAGGATCTACAACAACGTGGTCAGATCTCTGAGCAGGACTTTACAGTACGCCGAGAACAACTAGCGCAGGAAAGGTTCTTAGCCCTTGAAGAGATGGCTCAAAGAGGGGAGATATCTGAGCGTGAATTTGATCTACGTAGAGACTTAGCTGACCAAGAACTTAGCTTTAATAGAGAAGAGCTGGCTCAACAAAGAACTTTGGCAGTTGAAGAAATGTTCCAAAGAGGGGAATTAACTCGAGAAGAGTATGATCTAAGACGAGAATTAGCAGGTAATGAACAGGCATATCAATACGCTGCGTTGGCTCAAGATAAACTCTTAACCCTAGAAGAACTAGCTCAAAGAGGTGAGATTTCAGCCAATGAACTAGCCCAAGCAAAAGAATTAACACTTCAGCAACTAGAACAAGACAGATTCCTTGAGTTAGAGTCCTTGTATCAACAAAAAGATTTAACCCTTCTACAACTTGCCCAGGCTAAACAAATTAGTGATGACGAGTTAAAAAACCAGCGGTCATTGCTTGCTTCTCAACTAGCAGCGGATAAGAAAATGGCCGCCGCCCAGCTGGCTTGGGATAAAAAGAAATCGGCTAATGAATTGGCTATGTCCTTGAAGATAGCTAGACTTCCATCAGGAGGAGGAGGGGGTGGTTTAACAGCATCACAATTACTCGCTGAGCAACGACGAATAAATGCAGCCGGCGAGGCCAAACTAAAACAAACAAGACTGGGTCAAATAACAAATACTTTCACTCAAGGTTTTGTAAGAAGCGGTACTCTCCAGAGTAGGTTGCTTACAAGCAATGCTACCTATCGTTATTATCTTGCCAAATTTCCAGCTTACGCTGCTGATATAAATAGAATCTTCAAAGGGATTACAGGTTATGCACCAGGAGCAACAGGTAGTAGTTCTAGACCATCAGGAGGTTAATCCACAGTGGATTGGAAGAAATTATTTCAAGAGACAATTCTAAAGCCTGTGGCCAAGGCTGTTTCTACTGCAAGTAAGACAGCTAGGAAATTAGCTGCTCCAATAGCAGCAGCTATTCCTAAACCTAGACCAAGTCCAGGAGCTACTCTCCCGCCCCCAAGAATTCCCCAGGCATTGAGTAACATTCCTACTCAAGTATCAAGATTTATACCCCGACCTGTTGCTGAATTGGTGTTACCACCCCTTTCTTTATTTAGGACGCTGCCACAAGTACCCAAACCAATAAAAAAAGCGGGCCAAATTCTTTTAGCTAATCCTAAAACGATTGCTCCACAGACCCGAAAGACCATAAGCGACCTTACCCTAAATATAGGGATGGGTTTTGTGGGTTCGGCACCGTCCGTAGGGAATAAACTAGTAAGTCAAGCAGCAAAGCGGTTAAGGTTATCTCCCGAGGCGATAGTAGAGGGAATACGTGCAGGGTCTTCCCCTATTCTTAAATCTCTGGGTAGACAGCTATCCAAATCGGTTCCAGTTGATTTTATTAAATCCTATACCCCAAAGGGTGGGTTTATCTCTAAAGAAGGAGAAAGGGGACTGAATATAGCTGGTGGAAGATATAATTTACGTGCTCTAAACACAACTGATGAGGTTTTCGATTTCATCAAATCCAGCGCCAGACAGAACGAAGAGTTAATTACTATGGGACGTAGGGGTAAGGTGACGTTTGAGCAAACTAGAGCTGCTGCTAATAAACTAGGGATGACTGCCGAGAAATTAATGAAACGTAAGCCTGGTAAAGCCTTCAATGATGCTGAAATTGTGGCGGCTGGAGATATTCTTAAGAGGAATTCAGATGATACTCTCAACTTTATTAAGAACTATCAAGCCAAAGTATCCAAAGGATTAGCTACTGATGTGGATCGAGTATCAATTCTTCAGAAGATGAATGAGCAATCTCTTATTACTTCCACAGTCCTAGGTGCTAAAAGTGAGGCTGGTAGAGCCTTGAATGCTAATAAAATATTTAATGAGGCTTCTAAATCTCCTCTACAGAAAAATCTTGAAAATGTCTATAAGATATTCAAGGATAAAGATAATGCTGATCAACTCATATCTCGTTACGGGCACTTATTAGCTACTGAAGGAGAAGAAGCGGCCTATAAATTTGTTCGTAGTATGCACAAACCAAAAGGCATGGATTACCTTGTTGAATATTGGTATAACGCTATTCTTTCTTCTCCATCTACTCATATTATTAACTCCTTAACTAATACCGTTTCCACTATGCTTTCTCCCATAGAAAAAACAGCTGCTGCAGCTTTTGATATTCCAGTGTCTATTATTCAGCGAAGACCGAGGGCGAGATTCTTTGGAGAAACGGCAGCTGATATAATTGGCGGCACAGCTGGTATTTCTCACGGTATAAGAAAAGGTTTATACACATTAACTCATGGTTATACAGTTGATGACGTTGGTAAATTAGATATAGGCAGACCCGAAGCTTTCTTAAAAGGGAAAGCGGGAGCTATAAAACCTACTCGTTGGTTAGTAGCCGCTGATAAGTTTTTTAAGGGTATCAACTTTGAAGCAACCAAATATTCTCTCTCTTATCGTCAAGCTGCTAAAGAAGGTTTGAAGGGTAAAGCTTTACTAGCCAGAACCGCCGATCTTATTAATGACACACCAGCCGATATAATTGAAGCTGCTGGTAAGGCTGCTAAATATAGAGTATTCCAAGAAGACCCAGGAACCATTACCCAATCTATTTTGGCTCTGCGTAAATCATCTGGTGTTGGTCAATTTATTATTCCTTTTGTTCAGACACCAGTTAATCTTGTGAAATTTGGTACAGCAAGATCTCCGTTAGGACTTTTAATAAATGTCCCTCGAGCGAAAGGTGCTGCGGTAAGTGATGAGCTGGCAAGAACATTCATTGGAAGTACCGTAGCTGCTGGTGCAGCTATGTTTGCACTCCAAGGAAAGATAACTGGAGCACCACCAAAGGATCGAGCTCAAAGAGACGCCTTCTACCGAACTGGTAAGTTACCGTACGCCATAAAGCTTGGAGATAGATGGATTTCATACCAGAAATTAGAACCATTTAACCAAGCTTTTACTCAAATTGCTGCTATCCATGAGGCATTTAAAGACGGGGAGGCTCCAGCCACTGACAAAATCATGAATGTTGCTACCCAAATAGGGAGAAACCTGATTAGTCAGACTTACTTAGAGGGCATAAATAATATCTTTCAAGCTGTCGAGGATCCAGATAGGTACGCTGGAGACTTTATCGAGAACTTTGCTCTTGGCTTCGTTCCTGGTGTTTCTTTTCTCAGATCAATTACCAGAATAACTGACCCCACAGTTAGAGATCCAAAGGGCCTAGAAGAAGCCCTAAGAGCTTCTATACCAGGTTTGTCCACTAGTGTAACACCAAAGAGGAACGTGTTTGGTGAGGACATTGTAAGGCCAGGTGGAGCGATCCAACAACTATTTCCAATTAAATCATCCAAAGAACAAATAAACGCAGTTGATCAAGAATTGGCTAGATTAGGATTAACTGTAGGTTATCCTACAGACATAAAAATAGAAAAAGGAGGAAAGGAAGCAAGTGATTTGTTCTTAAAAGAATCAGGCGGTTACATGAAGAATTGGATGTCTAACTTTATGAATTCTTCTGAGTATGCCGAGCAAAATGATGAAGAAAGAGCTAAATCTTTTGAGAAGATAAAAGATTTAAGTAGATCAGAATTTCGGGGTAGAATAATTGCATCGACTTATTTATTTAATGAGTCGCAACTACCCACGATTGAGGAAAAACAACGGTTGTGGGATAGGCTCAAGAAAGAAGGAATTATTACGGATAACGTAGATGAATGGATAGGGTATTTACGAGGTAATCCTAGTGAGCAATTAAATATACCTGTCCCACAACGGATGGGTTTTAACTTACCTAAATATAACATACCAGGGAGTAGTTTTATTCCTACTTTATTTAGATAATGGTATAATATTTGATAGGGCGTAATAAAATGGTAAAAGACAACGGTGAATTCAGAGGCAGCACAAAGCAATCTCTAAAAGATATATCCGAAGATGTTAAGTCCTTACAAACTGAGGTGGCTGCATTGAGGCGTTGGTTGACAGTGCTTACAATTTTGCTTACACTAGCAGTAGTAGAACGAGTACCTGATTTTATTAAAGTAATAAGCGCCGTAGCATCAGGAGGATAAATTTACAAAGATGTTATCTTTAACCAGTTTCATTAAAAGATGGAACGGCAGGTATGCTGACTACGACGGTTATTATGGCCCTCAATGCGTCGATTTAGTAGAATATTGGATTAGAAATTGTGGTTACCCCGCCGTGCCAGGCAACGCCAAAAACCTCTATGCAAATGCCCCTGTCAAATACTTCCTAAAATACAAAAAAACTTTAACTAATGTCCCAAAGGCTGGTGATATAATTATCTGGGGCGGTTCTCCTGCTGACCCACGCTGGGGGCATACTGATATTTTTGTTAAGGGTAATTTAATTAGGTTTACTGGCTTCGACCAAAACTGGCCTCCAAACTCTACTTGTCATTTACAAGGACATTCTTATCGTGGGATATTGGGAATTTTAAGACCAAGAGTTTTAATACCCAAGCCAAAACCTGTTCCCAAGCCCCCCAAACTGCCTACAAGCGTTGTTTACTACACAGTTAGATCAGGAGATTCACTTTCCAAAATAGCAGCCCGATATAGAACTACTTGGCAACGACTTGTTACTCTAAATAAAGCTAAATACCCAACACTAGTAAAAAACCCTGGCCTTATACAAATAGGCTGGAAGTTAAGAGTTAAATGATTACCGATAAAGATCATTTCGAATCATTACTAAAAACAGCCAAGGATTATGAAGCGGTAATTATTGAACGGGGAAGGGAATTAACACAGGCGTACAGAAAGATAGAAGAATTGAAGGACAGGTTAAGTATGTTTACCGAGCCTAAGAAACCAGCTATACCGAGAGTTACTAAATATGATGGGAAACTCACTAGAATTTGGAAGAGAGTTTTACAAGGAATTGCCAAATAAGTGGCTAGGCATTGGTGGATTAGAAAACTTATGACCAGATTCCGTCGGCTAAAGCGGAAATATGGTCTTAACAAAGCATTAAATTTAGCGGGAAGGAGGTGAAAATTAAATGGATGCACTTACACTCCCATTGGCAATCGTAGGAATAACTGAGTTTGTGAAAAGGGCTGCTAAAGAGCTAGTCGGTTATGAAGTAAGCGGAGTAATAACCATCGTCGTAGCGGTTGTTGTAGCTGCCTTGCTTACTTTTGTAGACCTTAACTCAGAAATTATTCAGAATGTCTACACTGCAGCTGTAGCTGTTGGTGGTCTGACAGGAATTGCTAAAGTAGCAACAGCGGTAAAGAAATAATAGACGCCGGTAGAGGAGGCTGTCTGTTAAAGGCAGCCTTTTTTATTGGATAAAGAAAGGGGCGTGAGAGGGTTTACCACCATCGAACCGCCCCGCACTATGTACTCTCACGCCCTGGTAATAGTCTGGAGAGTGAAGGATTGGCAAGCCTCGCAGGGGGTGCAAAACGTGGGCCAATCCCTCACTCATGCTGAACAGGGCTACGAAACTCCTATCAGCATCCTCTCCTTTCTACTACGAGCCTTTCGGTAACGCTAGTAAGAACAAGTCCACTTTACGCTTTCGTCGATCCGTTGGAAGGCTTTTTCGCAGCTGATCTCTCCTCGTTTGTAATCTCTAACGGTTTCGATGATAAAATCAGCCTCACCTTTTGTTTCTGGGAATTGGTCGAGTAGATCAGTGTAACAGTCCCAGAG